TACGAGATCGACTTGGAAGACGATGAGATGGAGGCGTTTGGACTGAGACGCCACGTGATGTATGACACCTACTGGGATCGTGCGATCCAGGGAGCAGTATAAAATGAGTTGGCTTGACATACTTGTTTCAATAGCCGCTGGAATGGCGGTCGGGAAGGCAGTAAACAAAAAATTAACTTTTCCGGTTTTCAGTTACCCGGTCTGTCGTTAGCAAGTACTATTAGCCACGATTAAGTTGCGTATAGGGATAGTGCCCAAGAACGAGATGCAGATAAAAACTGTTACAGGAAACTAAACAAGAGAACAAACCAGATGAAAACTGAAATGACATTTGCTCCAGACAGGAAATGGTAAAATGGCTCACGTAAAACCAAAAGATCGTAATCATTGTTTTAAACGTGATACGTTGGGTGCTGGTAAAATTTACCGTATGCATCGTAAAAACGAAGCAATGGTTGAAACCCCACTGGCTATTCAATTATCCTGTGTTGCATATCGTTTGAATAAACGAACTCACGTTAAGAGCCAGGAAGCATACTATGCCGCATTAGATGCGAAGTATGAAAAACACCAGGCGCATCAGAAGGGCATATCAAATAACGTGGATCGTGTTATAATGATGGCAAACAGAGATCATATGGTTCTTGCATATGATGACATCCAGCATGGCAAAGAGGTAAAAATTACTGCCAAAGATAAGGAATTGGCAGAGGATATAACCTCCTACTTTCAGGGATTGCTGTTTAAGCAGTTAAGCGGCAAAATGAGTGATTTTAATAAAAAAATCCTCAAAGTTATAAACGAGGAGCAGGTACCAATTAATGAATTTGGCTTGGTAGCATCATTACCCAAAGCATTTTACAATGCTAAAAAATGGGATAAGGCCGCTGAGGTAGAGCGTGACCTTGCTGATGTTAGCGACTATGTCGGCACACAGGGTAAAAGATGTAATTTTGACCTTGAGGTAGTAAGCACTCGTTACATTCCTACACATGATTGTACAATTGTCACTTGTATTGATGAAGATAAGAATGTTGTAAAATTCTTTACCCACGATTTTGCAAAGGATAGCGAACCAGGTGATAAATTTGAGATTGCTGGTTTTGTTAAAAGCCATGAAGTAAGCAAATATAACGGCGGCAAAGAAACAATGATTAACAGAGTAAAGGTACGCACCTGATAAGTACTAGGTGCATATACATTTCTGTACTCCGTGCTATAACGGACAAATAAGCGAGCCCACTTTCCGCTCATACACCAGGCAACAGATGCTGTTGTCTCGTATGGGCATTCCCTATTCTATATCTACACTATTTAATGAAAGCCTTGTTACGCGGGCTCGAAATACTTGTGTGGCATTTATGATGGGTAACCTTGCCGCTACTCATTTAATGTTTATTGATGCTGACATTGAATGGCAAGCAAGTTCTGTTCTTAAATTGGCAAGTCTTGATAAAGATATTATAGGTGGTACTTACCCTAAAAAATCTCTTCCTATAGATTTTGTTGTTAATGCCGTGCCAGAACAAACAGGAGAAGTGGTGGAGGTACATGATATTGGTACAGGGTTTTTAATGATTAAACGTGAAGTAATACAAAAAATGTTTGATGAGTATCCACTTAAAAAATATAAAAACATAATTGGTTTGGAACCAAAATATAATGACTTATGCTATGCATTATTCGACACAATGTTAGTAAATGGACATTATTTGAGCGAGGATTATGGTTTTTGTCATTTGTGGAAACGATTGGGAGGCAGTATACATCTAGATAAATCTATTGTTTTAGGACATTATGGCTCTTATATGTTTAAAGGAGACTCTAATTTAATATGAATGTCGTAATTTTAACTCCAGATAGAGTAGGCTCAACATTACTTCAACGGATATTAACTATACATATGGTAGAAGCTGGTTTTGATAGACCAGTTATTAATTTACATGAGTTAACAAATGGTATTGTTTCTTATTTTTCTGAAACATATAATCAAACAATGGTTGGAAAACCAATAGGTGACTCGTGGGGTTATTGGCAAACACTACCAGATGTAGTAAAAATATTAGATAGTGTTGATCATTATAAAACTAGTCGGTTAGCTCATTATCATATTCAAAAACGCAAAGATTCAATTAATGATCAAAATAAGTTATACGAATATCTTAATGAAAACTTTTACATTATAGCGGCTCAACGTAAAAATGTCTTTGAATATGCATTAAGTTGGGGTATTCACGCTACTACTAGTACGTTAAATGTTTATTCACACAGAAGCCGTTTAGAAAAAATAAGTGGTATTTACAAGGATAAAGTCACTATTCCAGATCAAATATTTATTAGTTATTTAAATGCATATAAAAGTTATGTTGAATGGTCTCATTTATACTTTAATGTTAATAGTTTTTTTATCTATGAAGACCATATTAGAGATATAGATCTATATATTTCTAATTTAGATTTCATGTCAAATAAGAAACATAAAAATTGGGAAGACATATTTGGAATAAATTGGCATGATTGGAATAAATGCCATAAATTAAGTAGTGATTTAATTTTTGCCGATCTACCAAAATTATTAGAAGGGCAACAAGAAATTTCTGATATAGATTCAAATTTGCCTATATTAAAAAAATTCTATAATAATTTACCAGTAACAGAACAAAAATTTCTTAATGACAATGGCGTAAAATATGTTAAAACATATAAACGTATTGACGAATTAGTTGAAAATAGAACAATAATAACTGGCGTACCTATTAAACTTCAAACTATGGCCGAAAAAAAGTTATTAATTAAAAATTTTAATGAATGCTTAATATGGTATAATGAATGGGCAGATAAAAATGATTACCCAACTATGGAAATAGATGAGTTACATAAATCAACAAAAGCAGAATTATTAGATTGGTATGATATTGGTAGCACTCCAAAATTATTAAGTAATGAGTAATTTAATTAAATGATTTTACCAGATTTTATATTACAAACCCGACAAAATAAAGTTTGGAAGTATAGTGGTACAGATAGTCCAAAATGGTGTTATAATAAAAAACATTTTAACAACTATCCTTATAAAGTTTCCTATAATTATAATTCAAGAGGATTCAGAGATACAGAATGGCCAGATAATATTGAAGATTTAAAAAAAGCAATCTGGTGTGTTGGTGATAGTTTTACTGTTGGTTTAGGTGCTCCAATTGAGCATTGTTGGGTTAATGTTTTACAACAAAAAATTAAAAGGCGTTGTATTAATATAAGTTTAGACGGTGGTAGTAATGATTGGATATTAAGGAAAACAAAAAGAATAATTGAAGAAGTAAATCCTGAAATAATAATAATTCATTGGAGTTATATATGGCGGGGAGAACATACTGATATATCTTTACAAGATGAAGATCGTCGTTTAAAAGATAAAGGATATAAACATAATATTCAATATTTTAAAGATTTTCTAACAATACTTAATAATATTGACACTTTTAATACTACTAAAATAATACAATCAATAATACCTGATCCAGCAATGGATATATCTGCTATTGAGGAATGTATACAAGATGTATTAAATGATTATCCAAATGACCACCCGGGTAAAGCTAATATTCTAATGCTATACGAAAAAATTTTAGATTATGTGCAAAGTAATTTTGTTTACTGTAGGCAATGTGATCTAGCAAGAGACGCTCATCATTATGATATACTGACTACTACTAATTTCGTCTCTAATATAATTAAATTACTTTGATAAATACAAGACATCACACTGGCGCAGGTGTTGATGTGTTAAAAATATAATATATTCCAATTCCGATTGGTTTTCGCGAAAACATTTATAGAGGAATAAACAAAATGAGTGAATGGATTAAGTTTGATTTTGAAATGCTGTCAGAAACTACAGCATGTGATTTGATAATGTACTTAGATGGTGCCAAAGTAGAATCACGCCGAATTTCAGCATCTCCATTAATTGATGATGGAGAGCATCCTGAAAAACAAGCAACACTATGGTATGAAATTAACGAGTCAATGTGTGACGGTATAGGAGATCATAAAATTCGAATTAATGTAGTAGAAAGATTAAATGCTGAAACCGGAGAACCGCTTTATGAAACCCCAATAATTGAATTAGTTGGGGTTGAATTAAGTGGCTCAGCACATACACCAGCAGATGGCAACATTAATGATTCAATTAAAGTATATAACATTCTCGATGCAGGTTTTCAAGCATTGATAGATGCCGGTGAGTTTAATCATACCGGTCAAGTCAACGAAGATATTGGTAATGGCGAAACTAGTTACAGTGTAAGTGACTGGTCCAGTTATAAAGTTAAAGGTAATGGATGTTGGATATTAGAATTCTCATGTCCTTACATAAATTGGTACGATGCAGTTCATGCTGACTAACAAAAATTTTTAAGTACTTAAAAATACGGTCATTTTTTGGCCGTATTTTTTTGACAAAATAAATAATAACATGACTACAGAAACTTTTCCCATTTCAATTTTTTTTAAAGTAAATAATATTTTATATGAAAATAAAAATGAAACTTTAGATCCTATAATCACAATATCTGTAAATGATGTTAAACATAAAGAAAATGTTATTTTAAATCAACCAATAGATGTACAACCGAAAGTTCATTCAGAATATCATTCAGGTGAACTTGTCGAAGTTAAATTTAATTTAGATATAGATGATGATGTTGATCAAGATATTAAGTTAAGTATTAAATTAGATAATGAAAATATACCATTACACGATGAGTGGGGAATTTATGTTACAGATATAGAATTAAATGAAATATCAGTTGAAAATTTAGTTCACGAGAATGGTGTTCTTGACGTTCCTTTATGTAAAGAAGAAGATTATGCTGATGACGGATTCATTCAATCATATCTTATTCCAGAAGGTTTAGATAGTAATTTAAAATTAATAGATGGTAGATATCATTATATAACTAATGGTGATTATGTACATATGCCAGAATCATCATATAGTTTTACATTTAAAACACCATTATATCTTTGGTTATTAGAACTATTATTGCAGTAATATGTTTACGTTTCATTTTAGTGTCACCTATGATGCGAATGGAGACAAAAAACCTAATTTAAAATTCTATGTACTATGTAATGACAAAGTAGTACGTGGAGAAACACTAGCAGGCTGGAGTCGTCCAGACAACCCTATAGAACAATTACCACACATAGGTAATCAGTACAATAAAGAAATAATCTCTTCATTTTATACAGAGTTTTATAAATTTAAAATAGATATAGACGAAAGCATAGAGAATGATTACACATTAGTTATAGAACATACTAATGGTGTATATCCTGATGACTATCTGAAAAGCAACTTTGGTATTCATATAAAATATTTAGATATATGCGGTGTAGATTTATGTGATTTAATACACAGGCGTGGGCATATATATTTAGATTGTACTGGCAATCCATATTACATTTATAATCAAATTAATAACGACAATAGACGCGGCCGGCATAAACGTGGAGAAGTGTTTATTGTTGAAGATTTTAGACTATTGAATTTTAGACATAGCGGAGTACAAGGAAACAATCCACGAGTATTTAACAATGTTACTGGAGAGTTTAAACAATATACTGGATATTATGTCAGTGATAGTGGTTACATAATTAAAGGGAAAAACTTATATTATGATTGTACAAAAGATATATTTTTTATAGTAGACAATGCCAATAACCCTAACTTATATGTAGAGGGAGATAGATTAATACATCATATACCTAATGATGCTACTATTAGTTTGAACGGTAAGTGGGAATTAAAATTTAAAACACCGTTTTATGCGTGGGTATCAGAAAATATATTTGGTAATGATTTTGCTTAATCACCAACAGTGTTTTGTAAATAAACAGTGTTGTAAGTAGAATTAACTAAAACAAATGTAGCAGATTTAGGTATGTCCTTAATACGCCTTGCGCCAATATATGTACAAGCACTACGAACACCACCCAATATTTCTGTTACTGTATTTTCTACTGGTCCTCTAGCATCCAATCTAATGTGACGCCCTTCTGAACTCCTGTATCCATCTTTACGTGTACCGTGTTCCTGCATTGCGCGATTAGAACTCATACCGTAAAATTCATATTGCCCAGCAACTTCTGCCAATTCACTCTCATCATGCCCAGCAAGCATACCACCTAGCATTACAAAGTCAGCACCTGCGCCAAATGCTTTAGCAACATCACCAGGCTCTGTGCAACCACCGTCTGCTATAATATGTCCGCCCAATCCATGTGCGGCATCAGCACATTCCATAATACCACTTAATTGTGGCATACCAACACCGGTCATTATTCGTGTTGTACATACTGAGCCAGGCCCAATACCGCATTTTACAATATCAGCACCAGCAATACATAATTGCTCAGTCATTTCGCCTGTAATTACATTACCTGCTATAATAATTTTTTTAGGAAACTTCTCTCTAACTTCTCTTACAAAGTCTGAGAAGTTTTGCTGGTATCCGTTTGCTACATCAATACAAATAAACTTAATATCCGGCCAACGTGCGAGTATTTCCTGTGCTTTCTTATAATCTTCTGCATCAGGATCAAATATAGCATTGGTGCCAGTACTGACTGCTATATTGCTTAAACTCATGCCATGGCCTACAGCATTTTCCCAATCTTCTATAGTGTAATGCTTTTTAATGACTGTTAGCATGTTGTAATTTTGCAACACGTTTGCCATTGAAAATGTGCCTACACCATCCATGTTGGATGCCATAATAGGAACACCCGACCATGTTTCTTTTGTTTCATTCCAGTGCCTGAACGTAAAGTCACGTTCTATCGTAACACTACGCCTACTGGATAATGTAGAGCGTTTGGGTTTTAGTAAGACGTCTTTGTAGTCTAGTTTAATGTCTGTTTCTATTCTCATACGTATATTATATAGTAGTATTACTATATAGTCAAATATAATCTGAATAAAACTGTGCTATTTCAGGAAAAGTTTTTTTCCAATCTAAATTTCGCATATTATCAAACCAATCTAAATACTGTATCATACGAGGTATTTCCTGTGGCCTATATTCATTTGGCAAATATATTTTTTTATCATCGCTTAATGCATTAATGTACTTGTCAGTTAAATGTTTCAAAGCATATTCGCCACCAGCAGTATGATCAGCATAATTAAAACCATAACTATTACACCATTGTTTTGCCTCATCCATGTAATATAAACTTAATACACTTATTACTTGGTTAATATGTAATGTAAAATCCCCTCCATCTTCTGGTTGAGCGCATTTTCCAAGTTGATATTGCAAATTATTTAATATATTATCTTTAACTTGATCCCATTCTGCTGGTGCTCTTAAATAACTAAACCTATCTCCTATACAATCTAAACTAACACTAATACGTACAAATTTACATTTATCTAATAATTCAAGCATGTGTTCTGGAATAGGTTTAGTGCCATTAGTATGCATCATAACTGTTATATTATCCAAAGAATGTCTACTATCTATGTATTCTAAGAATTTTATGTTTGGATTATTTCCAGGTAGTAAAGTTTCTCCTCCAGTAAAATTCATTGTATTTAAATTACTTACATCTATATTATCAAAAAATTTAATAACTTTTTCTATTTCTGCTTCACCACCACGTTTATCAGTATAAAATTTATCTGGATTTGTTAAAAAAATTGGAGGGTTTTTCTTTACTGCGTTTTGCCACACAGTACTAAATTCTGGACCACAAGTTGTACACATTAAATTACATACACTACTTAATTTAATAGTTAAATTTACTGGCCCATTTAAATCTGTACGTGGTTCACTATCCCGATTTGCACAATGTAATCTATGACTATCATCCCATGCCCCTGCTTCTTCTGCTATGCGACAACGACCACAATCATTATTCCATATATTCTTTTTATTTAGATCTCTTATAGATTGAAAATATTCATTCTTCCAAAAATTATGCCCGCCCGCTTCGGTATCTGTTATATTTGCTGTACGTAAGGAATTTTGGTCAGCAATACAACAACAACGATATTCCACTAAATCTGGATTACCCCATTTGGGAAAATTAATGTCTAGACCTTCATGTATAAAATTACAATGCAAAGAAGTCATTACAATACTTATACTAATAAATACATGTATATGAAACTTCATAATTTAGTAGGTCGCAGTCTGCTTAAAAATCGACGCAATTATAAACGCAGATCCAAATACGAAACTGGATATTCTGCTGATAATATGGTATATAGAAACATGATAAAGGGTGTCTATGAGGATGTTCCAGAAGATGAGGACATGAATCCAGTTGGTCCAAGTTATGATGTACCAAAGTATTTGTACCATGCTACATTTACTAAAAACGTTCCTAGCATTAAGCAAAAAGGATTGCTACAATTCCAGCCTAGTTTATGGATTAAAGGCCCAGGTGGTAGCAGATATAACGAAGAAGCAGGCATATTTGCCTTTGATGATCCAGAAGATGCATTAAACTGGGCAGGTAAGATGGCTTGGGAGTTTCGTGACACAGACAAAGATATTTCCATTGTACGCATAGATATGGAAGATGAGATTTGGGATGATGACCCAGCAGAGGATCCATTTGTTTCTAACAAAGGCAGAGCATTGCGTAGTGGAGCAAATATTAAAGCAGATAGAATTGTAGATGCTATTAGGGTAGATGATTTAGGCAAACCCGGTGATCTTGGCATATCACGAGATGAGTGGTTAGCACAAGTTACCCCTAAACTACGCGAAGATACGATAGAAGAAACCGCAGGTGTTGGTATAGTTACAAAACAAAATGCTACCAAAGACGTGCCGGTAGGTGGTGAATATAATAATCTTAAAAAACTACGTATGGGAAATAAGCCAAAAGTTCATACAGAAGGCGACATGGAAGCAGATCGCAAAGCAGGTATTAAATGGGTGGACGATCCAGATTGGAAACGTTTACACGATATTGATGATAGAATGATACAGGCATATATGGACCATAAAAAACCTAAAGAAGAACTTCATGAAGGCATAAATGATCCACATATTTTTAAAGCGGTGTTTATGGCTGGTGGTCCTGGTTCAGGCAAAAGTCATATGGCGCGAGAATTACTTGGTGGTAGTGGACTTAAAGCAGTAAACACAGACCAAGCATTAGAATACTTAATGGCTAAACATGATTTAGATCCTAAAATGCCCGATGAAGAGCAAGAAGAAAGAGACGTTCAACGTGATCGTGCTAAAGAATTAACAAGTAAGCGTAGTGCCAATTATATCGATGGTAGATTGGGACTTATTATTGACGGTACTGCCAAAGACTATGAAAAAATAGCAAAAGCAAAGAAAGATTTAGAAGATCTTGGTTATGAGACTCGCATGGTATTTGTTAATACCGATCTTGAAACAGCACAAGAGCGAAATATGAAACGTCCAGAACGCTCTGTTCCAGCAAAGTTAGTAAGAAAAGGATGGGAAATGGCCCAAGAAAACGCCGGAAAATTCCAAATGTTATTCGGCCAGCCTGGTCTTTATATTATAGAAAATTCAGAAAATTCAGAAAATGCAGAGCGTATAAACAAGGTACATGCTAATATGCGACAATGGTTATTAACACCAGTTACAAATAGAGAAGCATTGGATTGGATGGATCAACAGACAGGTTTTAGTGAAGGACTTGCTTCAATTACAGAAGATGCATGTGGTGATTGCTTTAGTAAAGCCGGCCGTGCTTTAATAGATACAGAAGAAAAACTACAAGATAATACAACACTAGTTCATGCATTAGTGCGTGGCCAAGGTAAATTGGAAGGACGCAGATTCCCACACGCATGGACTGAGATGGGTGATGTAGTGTTTGACAATGCTAATGGTAATAATATTGTAATGCGTAAGGAACAATATTACGCACTTGGCGGTGTTGAAGAAACAAAAGGCGCCTTTGCCAGGTATGAACATTATAAAGGTCTTTCCAATATGTTAAAACATGGTCATTGGGGTCCTTGGGATTTAGATGAGAGTTTGAATGAGGAGGAAAAGCCAGAGCATAGTAGCAGTATTGCTAATGCTTTAGAAGGTAAGAGTCCACATAAAAAAGGCACAAAGAAATATAAAAAGCACATGGCGGCAATGCACGCCAACATGTAATCAGATTCTGCTTGACACAACACTAAAAACGCTATATAATATAATGTATGCCTGATAGACAATTACACTTCTATATTAACAGCGATTGGGATTTCAAACCACCCGTAGTACGAATATGGGTTAATGGTTATTTAATTACTGAAAGAGCAATAACTCCACAAAAGAAATTTAATGAATATTTAGAAGAAATAGTTGTTATAAACCTTAAAAAAGGAAATAATAAAATAGTAGTTGAAAATATTAAAACCGCACTAGCAGATGTAGAATTATTAAAAATAATAGTGGATAAAATAGGAGATGAAACTGGAAAACATTCAATTGAATGTCCAATTACTACTAAAGATGGCATAACTTACGAAGCAAATTTAAAAATATAATGTTACGATTTAAATTAATACCAACAGTAGATAAAGCAACATATTTTGTCAAAATTAATAATAAAATTATTGATCATGGCATTTTATATACAAACGATAAACCTGCTTGGTCTCAACGACAACCAATAACATTAGAATATAAAGGCATTACTTTTAAGAATTCTGAAAAGGATAATTATGTATCTGTATGTTGTACTAATGCTGGTTCAGGTAGAGAAATATATATACAAGAAATTCAAGTGGATGATGTTGAAGTCGTTGCTGAGGGATTAGGAGTATCTTATCGTGAAGATGCAAATTTTCATGTTCACCATATAGTTAGTGGATGCAGTAAAAATCTTGATGCAGTAATGAACCATGATTATAGTGATGTTGTTATAATGGACAGAGCAGGGGTTGCGGGGGAATTCATAGTTGTTGTAAAACAAGACACTGGATGGATAGCATGTTGGGATGAACATTTATATTTTGCAAAGGATGACATTACGTTTAAAGAACGAGAATATTTCCATCCGCCACCAACACTACCAGGCCCACCACCACCACTAACACCGGCTCAAGAACGTTATAAGAAAGCAATGAAAGCAAGCAAGATAGAGAAAATATTAAAACCACATGATAATGCAATAAGAGAAAGAGTAGTCTTGCCAGAATGGTATGATTCATCATCCAATGATGATGAAATTAAAAAATCAACATAAGGAATAATATTATGAATTTAAAAAGAGAAATGATATCAGTACATGAAAGACTTGATAAAATTGAGGAGGCAATTTCAGGGTTGTTAATATCACCGCCTCCAGCAAAAGCCAAAACAACAAAAAAAGTTGCGGCAAAAAAGAAAGCAAAAACAACCAAGAAAAAAGTTGTAGACACAACGGCTGTTAAAACAACATCAGATGATATTGCAAAGGTAGAAATGTAATGGCACATGGCGGATCATATACCCCAGAAGAAAAAGCAAGGCTAACACAATTAATTGGTGAAGGCACCCGCGTATTACAAGAAGTAGACGACCTTAAAGAAGGATTGCGTGATACTGTAAAAGCGATTGCTGAAGAAATGGATTGTAAGCCAGCAATTCTTAATAAAGCAATACGTACAGCATACAAATCAAATTGGCAGGAACAATTAGCAGATATTAGTGATCTAGAAGGAATTCTAGAAACAGTTGGTAAAACTTTATAATAGTGTATTATTACTGCTTATTTAAGTAGTAAATAAAGTATAACATTTAGGAGCGATGTAGGTGTTAAACATTAGAGAGATACCAATCGGCTCACACGAGCGAGTAATTCGTGCCACAGACGATACAACAGGCTTAGATGCCATAGTAGCGATACATAACACAAAGTTAGGACCCGCCTTAGGCGGGTGTCGTTATCTTAAGTATGATAGTTATGATGAACAGCGTTTAGATGCATTACGTCTATCAAAAGGCATGACTTATAAAAATGCCTTAGCAGGATTGCATTTTGGTGGTGGTAAATCTACTATAAATGCTAACACAGCAAAATCCCCTGACTTATGGAGATCATTTGCAGAAGTATTAAACTACACAGCAGGCACATATTATGGTGCTGGAGATGTAGGAACTGTTGTAAGTGATTTAGATCAAATACACAAACACACGCAATATGTAGTAGGTTTTGGTGGTCAAGATTCAGGCTGGTCTACAGCATATGGTTTATACTGTGCTACTAAAGGATTATTAAGAGTATTAGATGATACTCCTAAAGTTAATTGGACTAATAAAACATTCTCAGTAGTTGGGTTAGGCAAAGTTGGAAGTAGACTAATTAATTTTTTATCAAAACATCCAGTTAAAGTTTATTGCACAGATATAAAAAGAAAAACATATAAAAATTTACAGCAGGCCTTAGACAATTTACAACCGCATCCTCAATTTGAGTTAGTTTGGTGTAAAGATGATAATGAAATACACGACATTGCCACAGACGTATATATGCCCTGTGCGTTAGGCGGCACAGTTACCCCAGAATTTATTAAAACTTTTAAAAGCAAATCTATATGCGGCGGAGCAAACAATCAATTACGCACAACTGACGATGGAGATATATTACACAAAGAAGGTATATTATATGTTCCTGATTATCTTGCTAATGCTGGCGGTGTAATTTTTATTAGTGCCGCATCTAATATAACACACGATATAACAGCAACACTTGATGTAGAATGGAGTAATCCAATGGTAAAACCAAAATTAATGGCATTACATGAAAAAGCATATGATATACTTAAAACTAGTCAAGAAGAAGATAAACCAACCACCAAAGTAGCAAAAGAAATGGTAGAAAAAAAGTTAAAAGGCTTGTAATTTTTGTACTTATCTGTTATAATTAGTTAATGTATATTGATGCTTATCTAGATAAAGAACAGGAACGCATCCACGTAGCGGAGCGAATTGACGGCAAACGTCAATACAAACAGTACCCCGTAGAGTATGTTTTTTATTTTGACGATATAAAAGGAAAGCATAAAACTATACACGATAGACCTGTTAGCAGGTTTTATTCTAAAAACAAAAAAGAGTTCAATAGAGAACTCAAAATTAACAGCAGGAATCAGATCTATGAAAGCGACATTAATCCGATCTTTAGGTGTCTTGCTAATAATTATCTTGGCGCCGATTCTCCTATTCTTAATATTTGCTATGTAGACATTGAAGCAGATTTTGATCCGGAAAAAGGATTTAGTGAGCCTAACGACCCCACGGCACCAATAACTGCTATTACTGTATATCTCAGTCAACTACAGCAGTTGGTAACATTAGCATTGAAACCAAAAACAATGCACGAAGACATAGCACAAAGCGTTGCGAAACACTTTGACAATACATTTGTTTTTAATAGCGAAGCACAATTATTACAAACATTCTTAGACCTATTAGATGACAGTGATATTATAACTGGCTGGAACAGTGAAGGATATGACTTACCATATCTTGTTAATAGAGTTACTCGCGTATTAAGCAGAGATGATACAAGACGTTTTTGTTTATGGGATCAATTTCCAAAAAAATTCTCATATGAGAAATATGGGGGAGAGCAAACTAGTTTTAATTTAACAGGTAGAGTGCATTTAGATTATTTAGAACTGTATCGCAAATATACATATCATGAAATGCATAGTTACAGTCTAGACACTGTAGCAGATTATGAGTTGCAAGACAAAAAAGTTCCATATGAGGGCACATTAGATCAATTATATAACACAGACTTTGAGAAGTTTATAGAGTATAACAGGCAGGATGTTATGCTTATTGTACGATTAGATGAGAAACTAAGATTTATTGATTTAGCAAATGAACTCGCACATCAAAACACTGTACTATTACCCACAACAATGGGAGCAGTAGCAGTAACAGAGCAAGCAATTATTAATGAGGCACACGCACAAGGATTAGTAGTTCCTAACAAACCCGACAGGGATGACAGCAAAACAGTTACGGCCGCGGGTGCGTATGTTGCAACACCTAAAAAAGGATTACATCATTGGATTGGCTCAGTAGATATAAACAGTCTGTATCCAAGTGCTATACGAGCATTAAACATGGGTCCGGAAACTATCATAGGGCAATTACGTCCTACAATGACACAAAATCATATCAATAAAATCGTAGCATCAGGCAAATCACAAGCAGATGGCTGGGAAGGATTATTTGGCTCGTTAGAGTATGAAGCAGTAATGAATAGAGAGTCTAGCACAGAGATTACTATTGACTGGGAGGATGGTAAAGAAGAAGTTAAAACAGCAATGGAAATACATGGTATGGTATTTGGTAAGCATGGCAATAAATTGTTATTAAGTGCTAACGGGACATTGTTTACGAATGATAGAAAAGGAATCATTCCAGGACTTCTGGAAAAGTGGTATGCTGAACGTAAAGAGATGCAAGCAAAATTGCATAAGGCAAAAACACAAAAAGATATTGTGTTTTGGGATAAAAGACAACTTGTAAAGAAAATTAATCTAAATAGTTTATATGGTGCATTATTAAATCCATATTGTAGATTCTTTGACATACGTTTAGGACAAAGCACTACGTTATGTGGTAGGACTATTACAAAACATATGGCAAGTTATATAAACAAAATTATAACAGGCGAGTATGAGCATGATGGCAATTCTATTATATACGGAGATACAGATAGTTGTTATTTCTCAACATATGATATACTCAAAGAGGATATTAAAAAAGGAAGCATTCCATGGGATAAAGAATCAGTTATTGAACTATATGATAACGTAGCAGAGGAAGTTAATAAATCATTCCCAGCATTTATGGCACAGAGTTTTAACTGCACGATGGAATTGGGAGAGATTATTAAGTGTGGGCGTGAGATTGTCGCAAGTAGCGGACTGTTTATAACTAAAAAGCGTTATGCTACACTCATATATGATTTAGAGGGCAAACGTGTTGACCAGGATGGGCCAGGCAAAGTAAAAGCAATGGGTATGGACTTAAAGAGATCAGATACGCCAGTAATTATGCAAGACTTTCTAAATATATTATTATTAGATGTTTTAACGAACGCACAAGAAGCGGAAGTTATAGAGAAAATTAAAGCATTTAAATTTGACTTTGCCGACAAGCCAGGATGGGAAAAAGGAACTCCAAAAAGGGTAAATAATTTAACAATGTATACTAAACGCGAGCAACGCGAAGGTAAAGCAAATATGCCAGGACATGTTAGAGCGGCAATGAATTGGAACAATTTGCGTGATATGAATAGCGACAAGTATAGTATGCAAATAATGGATGGTGCTAAAACTATTGTATGTAAATTGAAATCAAATCCAATGGGTATTAAAAGTGTAGCATATCCAATTGACGAGGCAAGATTGCCAGAATGGTTTAAGGGACTTCCATTTGATCATATCGCTATGGAAGAAACAATCATCGATAAGAAAATAGGAAATTTATTGAATGTTATGAAGTGGGATCTGAAACAAGGAACTTCACGTAGTACATTTGATGATTTATTTGAATTATGAACTTATTAGAATATATTAGAGAACGAGAATTATTAGATAAACTTGATACTAGTGCTATACATGAAAACTATAATACTATTAGAGAATTATATAGGCAAACAGTTATAGAACATTCACATTTAACATTAGATAGTTTTGTGCATTGTATGAAATTTGTTGATGAAGAAATAGCAAATACTAATAAAAAATTAGAAGAAATATTTAATAAAGAAATACAGCCTCCACGTCTAAAGCAAAGTTATGCAAACTATGAAAATAAAAGACGTATGGATGTACGACTCATAGAAGATGACTATTGGACACCTGAATTTAAATTAACCGTTTGTTCAAAAATAAAAAAGTATGTTGATTTTCAATATCCTGGTTGTGAAATTGGACCACGATCTCATTATTGGACTAAAGAATTGGGTGGATTTGATCCATTATATCTTGTAGGTCCTGATTTAAATATGATTCAACATGTTGCAGAGCATTTTAATCCAATATATCAACGTAGATTACGGGTATATCAATTAGAAGATAGTATGGATTTTAGTTATCTTCCTCAAAAAGCATTTTCATTTGTGTTTAGTTTATATCATTTTGAATTCTTACCGTATGACATGATTGACAAATATTTGGCAGGTATTTATAAAGTATTAAGTCCTGGCGGCATTGCGTTTTTAACTTATGCTAACTGTTTAATGGAAAAATCTGCTGAAAAATTTGAAGACTCGTATTATTGTTATATGACAAATCACTTAATGGAAGGACTGGCTAATAAAAACGGATTTGATATGATGGAACAAGAAGATTTTCAATTTAGAATGAGTTGGGTTATACTTCAAAAACCTGGTAAATTCCAACCAGGAATTAAACGAGTTCCAAGTGTTGGATTTCTTAATGAGGGCGATATACCGGAAGTAGGCCAGCATAACATAACATCAGTAACAGCACCATAATCTTGACAATTAATCAATTTTATAATATAATATACTTTAACGTAGGAGTAATCAATGAAAGATATTTTAGCAGATGTAATTAGTCACACACATGCCTTAGGTTTTTTAGAAATTATTAAGGTAACTGGCACCACAACAGACACATTAATAGAGTCTATGGCTGAAGATAGGAGTGTCGTGTTACAAGCAGAAACACACGACCCAGTGTCAGCATTTGTGGGCACATTTGGTATGCCAAACCTTAACAAACTAGACACACTATTAAAGATTCCCGAGTATAAGGAAGATGCGAAGTTAGAACTTAATCAGCAGGAACGTAATGGTGAGGTAGTTCCAACAGGCATCCACTTTGAGAATAAAGCAGGTGATTTCCAAAATGATTACAGGTTTATGAATGCTGAAATTATAGAAAACAAACTTAAAAGTGTCAAGTTTAAGGGTGTAGAATGGGATATTGAATTTGAACCAGGCACCCCATCTATTATGCGTTTTGGCTATCAAGCACAAGTTAACTCAGAAGAAGATGTATTTACAGTTAAAACTGATAAAAAGAACTTAATATTTGAATTTGGAGATCACAGCACACACGCAGGACAATTTGTATTTGAAACAAGTGTTAGTGGTGCATTAAAAACAGGTTGGACTTGGCCAGTACAGCAAGTGTTGAAGGTTTTACATTTGACTGGCGATAAAGTAATATCATTTAGTGATAAAGGTGCATTACAAATATCAGTAGACAGCGGATTGGCAAAATACAATTATATATTACCAGCACAAAGTAAATGAGAGAGAACCTTGTAGAAACACAAGGAAATTATGCAATCTACTTACCAGCCATTAGTAGTTTTTATGCCGCGTATGTAGGCAAACAACGATACGAAGATTTTGTACCTCAAGACAGAATTCCATCACGTTTTACTAGTGGTATAGAAGGCTTAAATTTCCTTAACACTAAAGAAGGATATTTTAAGTATCCTTGGGCATTGTATTCTGCTGGACATGCTGATATGAATTTGGATAAGTTTGTTGCTAAAGAGGACATGGTCCGCAATAGAGCACCAGACACTGTATTAGTGGGTGACAGTGGTGGATTCCAAATATCTAAAGGCGTGTGGATGGGAGAGTGGTTAGAGCCATATGGTGTTGATAAGAAAACTGACGCAATACGAGAAAAAGTATTACGATTTTTAGAAGGCACATTTGATTACTCTATGGTGCTTGACTTACCTACATTTAGTGTTACTCATGCACACTTACATGGATTAGATACTTGGCAAAAGTGTTTACAAGGCACGTTAAACAATAATGATTACTTCGCACAAGCACGTGAGCCAGGTGCGACAAAGTTTCTAAATGTATTACAAGGTAACAATTGGAAACAATGTGAGGAATGGTATGAGGCAGTTAAACCATACAGCACAGGCGAGAAGGCAAACTTTGAGGGATGGGCATTAAGTTCTATTAATAAAAAGGATGTAGAAATTGCTATACGCAGACTATTAAAGATGCGTGAGGATGGCTTTTTAGGTGAGACAGAATGGATGCATTATTTGGGTACAGGTGAACTGCTTTGGAGTATTGTACTAACAGCATTCCAACGTGAAATACACGACAAAATAAACCCAAATATTATACTGTCTTATGATTGTGCGTCACCGTTTTTAGCAACAGCATATGGCACAATGTATACTAGCATACACACTGACCATTTACGCAAGGGTTGGACTTATAAAATGCTTAAGGCAATAGATGACAAAAAGTATGCTAAAGATACAAGGATATTTGATTATAATATTGAGTTTCCTGATCGAGATTGGGAACCCAGTCCTATTAGTGAGCGTATAGAAATGCGAGACGTTTGCCCATATGGACCAGGTGATTTAAACAAAATAGGCAAGGAAGGAAGAACGAGTTGGGATAGTTTTAGTTATGCATTACAAATGGGACACAATGTTTACTTGCATATTTTAGCAACACAACGAGCAAATGAATGTTATGATCAAGGAATAATGCCTAAACAATTAGTAGCACCAAATGGCGCTCATATAGCAGAGGTAATTCATGAGATATTTTCTAAGAAAGATCATGCTAATGCCATTGCTGAAGTAGAGAAATACAGTAGATGGTTTACACGCATCCAAGGGGTAAATACTTCTGAAGCCTATGCAGATGAATTAGGCATAGAACCAATGGGAAAGGATGAAGTGATGGCCAAAGAAACATATAGTGCAGAGGAATCATTTCATAACTTGTTTGAGTAATGACACTTTTAGAGTATATACAGCAACGTATAGAACTAAACAAACAATACAATATTATTCGATTTCCTATAGAGAAACGAATCAATGATATAGAGGAGCAAAAACATGGCAGTAAAGAAAAAGAAGAAGGTAGTCAAGAAAGAAGCAGAAGATAAAGACACAGAAGCAGGACCAAAACCACAACGACCACGTGGGCCGCAACCTAGCGGTGATCCACTATATGATAATAATATTCATATGTTCATGACTGACTTTAATGAAGAGTCCTGTGGTATGGCAATTAGATTTATACTTGAGAAAAATGTATTGCCCTCAAAATTTAAACCAAAACATCTCACACTAATGATTAATAGTCCTGGTGGTGAGGTTGCCCACGCATTTGCGTTAATTGATTGTATGAAAGGATCAGCGATCCCTGTCCACACAGTAGGACTAGGTATGATTGCCTCTTGTGGCGTACTAACATTTATGGCTGGACAAAAAGGTCATAGAACAATTACCCCAAATACTAGCATATTAAGTCATCAATATAGTTGGGGCAGTAGAGGTAAAGAACACGAATTGTTCGCAGTTGTAAGAGAATTTGAGATGAGTACAGAACGTATGTTAATGCATTATAAGAAATGTACTGGATTATCTGAAAAGAAGATTCGTGAAGTATTACTACCACCGCAAGACGTGTGGCTCAATGCTGAAGAAGCAGTAAAATATGGAATAGCAGATAAAATTAAATCAGTATACTGATGGAAATTGGAAAATTCAAAATTAATAGTGTTACTGTCCGTGATAGATGGATAGGCGAAACAACGGGTAAATCTATAGAAGGCGGCGCACTAAACGCCAACTATAGAACCGTTGAAGCCGTTGCTATGATATGTAATCATTTAGGCACATTAGGTCTAATATATGGGGAAGATTTCACATGGGACGGCGTTGATGGCCAAGGAAATATAGTAATAAATTATAAAAAAGGACACTCGTCTTTGCTTGACAATATCAAGTGGTCGTAGTATACTTGTGTTATGACTTATATAGTTAACGAAAATTGCGTTAAATGTAAATTAACGGACTGTGTAGAAGTATGTCCTGTAGACTGTTTCTACGAAGGCGAAAATATGCTGGTTATACACCCAGACGAATGCATTGACTGTGGCATTTGTGAGCCTGAATGTCCTATTGAAGCCATTGTGCCAGACAATGAATATACACAAACTGGCAATATTGATTGGGCAGAATTCAACGACAAATATTCTAAAGTATGGCCCAACATAACGGAGCAGAAGGACCCAATGCCCGACCACAAATCGTGGGAAGGGGTAGATGGGAAAGAAGAACACGTATCAACTGAACCTGCGAGTTAATTATGAACGAAGTATTCAACATAGACGATCATAGACGTCAACTGAGAACAGAAAAAGTTCAACAAATGCCCAAAATGATTTGGGTTAAATTTCAAAAAGAGGGTATACACAAATACCCGGCCGCATTAGAAGATCCCGCATTAGCAACTGGTGATGAGTATGATGTATCCTTTCTCGGATATCCACATCGCCACACATTCCACTTTAAGGTTACTATACAAGTATTCCACGACGACAGAGATATTGAATTTATTCAATTTAAACGTTGGTTGGAAGGTTTGTATGGCACAACATTGGAATTAGACTATAAGTCTTGTGAGATGATTGCTGATGATCTTTATATGGAAATTAATGACAGATATCCAGATAGAGAAGTATGGATTGAAGTAGGCGAGGATGGTGAAAACGGCTGCCATTGCGTCTATCCTATAACTTTAGCCGCAGAATAACAACAATGAAAGAAGCAGTCAAAAAGGTCTTTGACGACCTTGATGAGTACCGAGATTTCTGTAGAATTTACGGGCGTGTTTTTAACGAAGCACATATGTATAAGGAAAGAACTCCTTATGATGATTTCCTTAAATGGAAGGACACAGGCAAAGCACGTTACTGGCCAGGATATAAGAAATATGACCACAACAGAGACCGCAAACGCCAAAATTACCGAAATTCTTGAAGAAGTTCTAAAAGAATATCGCGTATGGGGACATTATAAAGTTTTAGGTGACTTTAACGGCGTTAAAGTGAAAGAACTTGTAGTTAGTCCTAGCATGTGTTTAAGTTTTCAAAAGCATGAACACAGAGAAGAATTTTGGTGCGTTAATAGTGGCGTAGCAAGGGTAATACTCAGTGAAGATTACCCACGGGGTAGTAAAAAAGTAGAGCAAGATTTAATAGAAGATAATAGCACTACTGTTATACTACATGAAACTGAAACATTAGTCATACCAGCAGGTACTTGGCATCAATTGATTAATCCCTCAAGACAGGAATTAAGCATTATAGAGGTACAATATGGTAGCCAGTGTGACGAAGAAGATATTACAAGATTATACCAATGAATACAATTTATATTATACCCATTGAGCCTATAGATCAACGCTATACGAAACAATGGTACGATAATATTCCATCACTTCTTGAAGAGAAAATAGCAGAACACAGTTTAGAGTACTGTGTTGAAACTATCGATGGGGTTACTGTTGAAGATAAAACCACCAGCGGTGCGTTCCTTGACTTCGGAAAAACAAATGAGTACAAGGCTAGCCAAACCGCGCGAGTAAGCGAATTGTTTAGCAAGGGTCTCATCCTCCCCGGCGACAAATTCCTTATTACTGACGCTTGGAACTTCATTGTAACACCCATCAAATACATGAGCGAACTGCTTGACATACCTGTAGAGATACACGGTATTTGGCATGCAGGCGCATACGATCCAACTGACATATTGGGTCTAAAGATGTCTAAACCATGGCCACATTTACAGGAAAAATCATGGTTTATGGCATGTGACTATAATTATTATGCAACTAATTTCCATAAGGATATATTTTTACACAACTTGGAAATACCTGACATATATCACAGCAAAGCAATACGCAGTGGACAACCACATAATCCTATTGTAGAGCAATTGCAACAATATTATAATAGTCCTAAACGAGATACTATTATGTGGCCGCATCGTTACAATGAAGATAAACAACCTGAAATTATAGAAGATCTTGATTTAACTCCATATAATGTTGTAATTACCCAAAACTTAAATTTAAGTAAAGAAGACTATTATGCAACAATGGGACAAGCAAAAGCGGTGTTTAGTTGTGCTCTACATGAAAATTTGGGTATTAGTATGATGGAGGGATGTTTAGCAGGCGCTATTCCTATTGTTCCAGATAGAGCAAGTTATAGTGAAATGTATAAGGATGTATTCAAATATCCTAGTGTATGGACTGAAAGTTATGGGAATTACCAAGAGCATAAAGAAGATTTACAAGACTTTATTACTACACTATGTAGCAACTATGACATTGTAAAAAAGGAATATTTAGACGAACAAGTAGAAGTATTAACACATAATTTCTTAAGTGCCGATATTATGTTTGACAATATTTTATCGCCGTGGCTTCTAGAAATATAAATATTAGCAGAGTTACACAAAGGTAACTGATGTAAAACAACAACCGAGTAAGGAAGGAAAATGAGTTATAACAAAACAAAGACTGACTCTCATCTGGGTCAGCAAGTTCACGAACATTTATCAAAGTTAGGCCTTGAAACGCCTGTCACTTCAAGTCTGTATACACTTTCAAGAACAGAAAAAATAGAAGCAATCGAACGTAGAATGGAAGAAGTTCTTGAGATTGTGGGAATGGATTTAACAGACGATAGTTTAATGGATACGCCAAAACGTGTTGCTAAAATGTATGTTAATGAAATATTTTGGGGTTTAAGTCCAGATGCATTTCCCAAATGTACAGCAGTAGCAAACAAAATAGACTACGATGAGATGGTTGTAGAAAGGAACATACAAGTATCTTCTTTTTGCGAGCATCATTTAGTTGCTATTGATGGCAAGGCACACGTAGGATATATTCCGAAACACAAAGTATTGGGTTTAAGCAAATTAAACAGGATTGTAGAATACTTTAGTAAACGACCACAAATACAAGAACGTTTAACAGAACAAATTTACCACGCACTCAGTTTTATTTTAGATACTGAAGAGGTTGCTGTGGTAATTGACGCCGCTCACTTCTGTGTTAAGCATAGAGGTGTAGAGGACACAGGTTCATATACTATCACAAGTAAATTAGGTGGACGATACAAAACAGACTCGGCACATAGAGCAGAGTTTATGCAGTTAGTACACAAATCATGACAAAAAAGAAGATTAAAATGATTGATCCTCCTTCTGGTTGGAGATATGGATTTCCTAAACCGTTACCAGAAGGTGTAGAGGATGTAAAAAAATGGCTTGTTGAGAATGGTTATCCTCAACAGGAAATAGATGCCCTTGGTAAACATTTTTATTATCGCCATTGGGAAGAGGGGTAAGAGATATATTTTCCGGTTTTCAGTTACCCGGTCTGTCGTATTGCAAGCACTATTAGCCACGATTAAGTTGCGTATAGGGGTAGTGCCCAAGGACGAGATGCAGATAAAAACTGTAAACATTGTAACATGACTAGTATTACCAAACTTAAAAAGCAGTGGATGAACGATCCAAAGGTTGTCGAAGCTTTTGAAAAGATGCACCAAGAATTTACGAAGGACAGAACACATATGACAAGCAACAAACCAATTGAAACTGATGCAGAATACAAAGCTGCCCTAAAAAGGGTTGAGGAACTGCTGACACTGATGGAACTTATTGAGGCATATGAGGCCAAACACTTTCCTCTATTAGAGGATGATAATCAACAACAGGAGTTGAAGTAATGACAAAAATGATAGATGTTAATACACAAGATGTCAAATCGTATGTATTAGACATTTGCCATCAAATGAACGCAGACAATTGGGTGCCTGATTATATAGTAGGCATACCACGAGGCGGTATGTTGCCTGCTGTAATGTTAAGTCACTATCTCAATCGTCCTATGGTTATACAAGATGTTAGGTTACGTGATAATGTACAACAAGAATCTAATTCTGAAATACCATTGGATGCATTAGAAGGCAAACAGATTCTTATCATAGATGATATTAATGACACTGGCGCAACTTTCAAATGGATGGTAAATGATTGGGAAAATACTATAGAGCCACATTTATTTCATCATTATGGGAAGGGATATCATATGCCTGATGAAAACAAAGCATTATGGAAACGTAATATCAGATTTGCTGTATTGTTTAATAACGCGGGCAGTGAGTTTAAAGACATAGCATTCAATGCTCGTGAAATTAACAAAACAGAAGATCCATCGTGGGTCGTATTTCCATGGGAATGTTGGTGGTATAATAGGAATTGGTAATGAAGCAAAGAACACAGTATATATTGGGCATGGTAGTAATGATACTATTATGCTTTGATTTGGCAGGTTGTGATAGGGGTGAGACAGAAAAAGGCAAAGCATGTTGGGGAGTACTTGGAATGGATACACTCACTGGTGAGCAATGTGAGCCAATTGATGAGGTTGTACCACCATCAGATGGAGATGGGCGATACTGTTGTGCCGCATTAATACCATCTTGCCATGCTTGTAAAGAGGGATTAACAGTTAGACAGTGGTTAGATAAAACGTGCGGGACAGATTCTGACTCTGCAGAATATTCGCATTGGGACACAGAGAAAAATGAACCAGTTTGGTTATGTAGAATGGTAATTATAGATTAGGAGAGAGCAATGAGTGACGTACCAGAATTTACATCAACGAAAAGTTTTTGGAACTTTCCGTGTGCTCATAGACAGCACAAACACGATGGCAATTGCCATTTAATACACGGTTATAGTCGTAGTTTTCACTTTGTATTTGGCGCACAGACAATGACAAAGGAAGGATTCCTTGTTGATTATGGTGACTTGGATGGAGTAAAACAATGGTTAGAAGAAAATTATGATCATACATTTGTAGTTGATCATGATGATCCGTGGATGGAAACATTTCAAGCAATGCACGATGCGGGTGTATGTAAATTAATTGTACAAGAAGAAGGACCAGGTATGGAAGGAACTGCTATGCGTATTTGTATGTGGGCAGATGAATGGTTGCGGGAACGTACAAGAGGACGAGCATGGGTTATTAGTGTAGAGTCTAGAGAAAATGATAAGAATAGTTCCATTTATACTAACCCTGATGCTGGCTTTAAAGGTTGGCTGTAATAAATTGCAACACAGGATTTCAGCCATTAGTTGAATGTTGGCTTGGTGATTGTTATCGTCCTGACTTTTTTGATTATATAGAAAATAATAGTGTTAGAAATGTTCTGCGACAAATAACAGAAGAAACTATAGAAGATTTAGAGAACATACGAGAAATACTAGAGAAGTACAATGTAAAAGTCAATCGACCTAAAGTATTTGACTTTGAAAATATGTATAATGTATACAAAGTAGGGCGAGAATGTTTAGATGATAACTTGGAAGTGCGTAGAGATTTAGTATTACAAAAATGGCCTAAATTTAAAGATATAAATGGTGTTACAGAATATCTAGACAATTACAATATACATGAATTTCCAGGTGACTTAACTCGTCCTCCACTCATGGTAAGAGATGAACAAATTGTTATTAAAGATTCAATATACAGGCTTACAAGAAAAGATGTACGCAAGGATCACGGAGATTTCCCAGCAACGATAGCGGCACTAGAACCATTATTTAATAAACTACACAAATACGATGGAAATATTATAGATGATCTTCCATTTGGAAATAGTAACGATGCTCCTAGTATTGTTAGACTTGGAGACACTATAATATTAGATGGGTTACCAATAGATATCTATAACTATTTTAAAAAGCAATTAAAAGATTATACTATAATAACTGCTTTCAATGATGGACATAGTGATGGTATATATAATCCAATTAAACCTGGCGTTTGGATTAGTAACGGAGAAGCATTAAATTTTAAAAAATACTTTCCTAGTTGGGACGTATATTATTTGCCTGATGCACAGTGGTCTAATATGTCACCATTTTTAGAAGTTAGAGACAAGGTAAGAGGTAAATGGTGGATTCCTGGTGAGGAACATAATGATGATCTTATTAGTTTTGTGGATAACTGGTTTAGTGATTGGGTAGGTTTTTGTGAGGAAACAGTATGGGACGTAAACGTATTAGTAATAAATCCTGAAACAGTATTATGCTTAACAGAAAATAAAGACTTATTTAAATGGTTTAGATCACACAATATAGAACCTATAGTAGCACCGTTTAGACATAGATTCTTTTGGGATGGTGGACTACATTGCCTAACATTGGACATACACAGAGAAGGCGGAATAGAAAGTTATGCAAGATGAATTAGAAAAAATTAAAGAACTTGCGGAAAATAGTCTAAAGAACTTTAAAGAGCCACATTATTATCGTGCGCCAAAAGAAGATGTAACTATTGACAATTTGAAGAATATTGTTATAATAGTAAATGAGCATGAAAAGAATGAAAAAGAACGTGAGAAAAAACATATAGAGGCAATGCGACATTGGTTCGGACCACACTATAAACGTGATATGAAAGAATGGATGGAGCAACAAAAGAAAGATGAAAGTTAGATATACTGAAATATTCTACAGCCTACAAGGCGAAGGTAGATGGGTAGGAACACCAAGTGTATTCCTACGTTTATTTGGTTGTAACTTCAAATGCCAAGGCTTTGGAATGCCAGAGGTTAGTGCTGGACAACGGCAGGTAAGTGAAGAGCGGTTGTGGGTTGATCCAGATGATTATACCGCAATGGATGGATTACCATTAGTTAAAACAGGTTGTGATAGTTATGCTAGTTGGGATCCGCGTTTTAAACGATTTGCTACAACAACTGACATAGACGGCGTAGTAACAGATTTATTAGATATAACACCGCGCAATCAATGGGAAGAAATACATTTAGTTGTAACAGGCGGTGAACCTATGTTATGGCAACGTATATATGAGCCATTATTAAAGCATCCAAGAATGAGTAGTTTAAAGCACATGACATTTGAGACAAATACAACACAAGAATTACGATGGAATGACTTTTTTGCTGGTACTGACAGGCCATGGATAACTTGGTCTTGTAGTCCTAAACTATCAGCAAGTGGCGAAATATGGTCGGATGCTATTAAACCAGACGTAGCAAAAGAATATTCTGCCGTTCAAAAATCAGATATGTATTTTAAATTCGTGATAGATAATGAAGAGGGTATTAATGAAGTGCTGGAGGCTGTAGAGGCATACAGAAGTGCTGGAGTAAATTGTCCAGTATATGTAATGCCAGTAGGCGGATGCTACGAAGATTATTCCTTTAATTCACGCCACGTTGCAGATCTAGCAATGAAATACGGACTTAAATACAGTCCAAGACTACATTCCGATTTATTTGGAAACGCCTGGGGAACATAATGGACATACCAGAATATTTAAGCAACTTGCCCGTAAAACAAAATGATCCAAAAATAGAAGAACTTATGTTAAAAGTTCTATTGGAATGCAGAAATGAAGGCATAACTGAGATATCAGTTGGTTCATTATTACTACTATTTGGTGTTGATTCTTCTGATATTTCAGAAGAAATGTATGAAGATTATGTCGAATTAACTCCAGAAGGAATTGAAATGGCAGTAGCAATTAAACAAAAAGATGGCACGGTAATACAATAATGGGATTATTTGATAAATTAGGCAAGGCAATTAATCGCAAGCCAAAACCAGAACCAAAAGCAGAACAACCTGCTCCTAAAAAAGCAAAATTAACACCAAAAGAACAAGCGACTAAAAATGAAGAGCCTTGGTTTACTATTGTTGACGTGGAAATAGATGTTGATAATCCACGCAATGGTGCTTTTGAACTAGACTGGAACGAGTATTTCGTAAAGATGTTACGTGGGCATGGCTTGACTGGTGACACTGATGAAGATGTAGTAGATCAATGGTTCCAAGATTTATGTAAACAAATTGCATTAGAACAATATGACGAAGAAGTATTTTCAAATAGTATTATTCAAGGACGAGAAATAGAAGGTGGCAGGAGAGAATACGAATGAGTGAAAGTGGTAAAACAATTACTGTTAATACAGACGATAATTCTGTAATAGTACAGCAAACAAATATTCCATCTGATGAAGGATTAAATGTTGGTGGTGTCAGTCTCAATACTGACTTGCCGTGGTATGGTGATGCATTTATAGTTCTAATATTAATAGCATTGATTTACATTGGTAAAAAATGGATTGATGCTCAAGCATGGAAATGGTTCAATAAAGAAAAATGAGCAGTATTGTCTGTGTTGGCGGTGCTCATACAGCAGGCGCAAAATGCGTCAATGATTATTCATCTGCAAGTGATGATCAATTATGGAGACATCATGGCGATGTTCCACATCCAGATAATAAAGCAAAAGCCTGGCCAATACATATAACGCCAGTAATGCAAATAGGAAGTTTTAATATATCGAAATCACATTATAATAATGAATCTATTATGATGGAAACTATGCGATATATTAATCCTAAACCACACCCAGAAGATGTAATTGCTATAATAGGCTTTGAGGACTGGGATGGTTTATTACGAGGACATGAAAGTATGTTAAAAGATATTATTCAATTACATGAACAATTGAATAAAACTAAAACAAAACATCTCATGTTCAATACGGTCAATTGCCTGAATATTCAGGAAAATGATCGATATGATTTTGGAGACTCTTATATCGGTCCGTATGATCCACAGGAAACTATGGTTTCACAATTGACAAAACAGAATCTCTTCTTCAATCCAGGCACAGAATACTATGGCCCATTTGGTCATAAAGCATGGGCTCGTGTTCTGTTGAATAGATTGACAAAAATGGTATAACTTGTTATACTATATAGATCATAGTTGCAATTGGGCAATTATGATTTGCCAGTGCATCAATTATGCACAATCGATAAAACCTCAGGAGGTATTAATATGGCTGGCATCGTAGACACTGTTTTAGGGTGGGTGAGTAAACTAACGGAAGTTGGTGTATCTTTAATCGCCTTAGCAGTAATTGTCCAAATTATCTTTGGACCTTCAGTGGCATTTTTGCCCGGTGATGTTGTAGGCAATATTATAGGACTGGTGAGTTCACTTGGTAGTAACGGCCTAGTTGGATTAGTAGCGGCCGCAGTCCTGTATTGGCTTTTTACTAAGAAGTAAAACACATCAACAGAAGTGATCGGCCATCACCTGGGGTGGCCGTAACTTCAATTCCATAGAGTGCGCTATGAAATATTTACTAATAGACACCGCCAACATGTTCTTCAGAGCAAGGCATGTTGTAGCAAAGAGTGTCGATACTGATACAAAACTAGGACTTGCTATACATGTGACACTTAATAGTGTTGCTAAAGTATGGCGCGAATTTAATGCTGACCACGTTATCTTTTGTTTGGAAGGACGCAGTTGGCGTAAAGATTATTACGAGCCCTATAAAAAGAATAGGGTTGTAGCACGACAAGCACTCACTGAAAAAGAACAAGAAGAAGACGAACTCTTTTGGGAAGTGTTTACTGACTTTGTTAAGTTTTTAGACGACAGAACAAACTGCTCAGTAATACAAAACGATGTATTAGAAGCGGATGATTTAATTGCGGGTTTTATTCAAAATCACCCGTTTGATGAACACTACATTATAAGTAGTGATAGCGATTTCTATCAACTTATAAAAGATAACGTTAAACAATACAATGGCATCACAGATCAACTAATAACAGTATGCGGTATATTTGATAAAAAAGGCGACATGGTCATAGATAAAAAGACCAAAGAGCCAAAAGAAATACCGAATCCCGAGTGGTTATTATTTGAGAAGTGTATGAGAGGTGATGCTAGTGATAACGTCTTTAGTGCGTATCCACGCATTAGAAAGAACAAATTATTAGAAGCATTTGAGGACAGAACCAATCAAGGTTTTGCTTGGAACAATATGATGCTTCAACGTTGGGTTGATCACAATAATGTTGAGCATAGAGTAAAGGATGATTACGAGCGCAACAAAAGACTGATTGACTTAATGGAGCAACCAGACGATATTAGAGAACAAATGAATGAAACTATAAACAGTATTACAGCAAAAAAGAATACTAGTGTAGGGATTCATTTTATGAAGTTTTGTGGCAAGCATAACCTACAAAAGTTAGGTGATGATGCTCAAAGATTTAGTGAAATTTTAAACTCGAGTTACTCGGAGGCGTAGTGTCAGGAATAGTTGTATTACTATCTGGTTCAGGAACAAACTTGCAGGCAATTATAGACGCAAACTTGCCTGTTAAGTATGTTTTGTCTGACAAGCCTAATGCCTATGGATTGACTAGAGCAGAAGAGGCAGGAATACCTACGTATGTATTGTCTAGCCTTAAACGATTAGAACATAGAACAACAAATATATGTGAAGAATACAAAATAGACTTAATAGTACTCGCCGGCTTTATGCGACTCTTGAGCCCTGGTTTCGTACAACGCTGGGAATCGCACATTATCAACATTCATCCATCTTTACTTCCAGAGTTCAAGGGGGCGGGTGCTATTAAGCAAGCATTTGACGCAGGTGTTAATGAGACCGGCGTTACAGTACATTATGTAGATGAGGGAATGGATACTGGCTCTGTTATAGAGCAAATAAGAGTTCCCATACTCAACCATGATAGTTTAGAGGATTTAGAACAACGAATACACAAAGTAGAACATGAGTTATATCCAAGGACAATTAAATGGCTTTTAACGAATTACTAGGCAAATTAGTTATACAAGTATCAGCAATGCCGCGAGACACCAATGCTCGGGGCGATATATTTGGTGGCTGGCTTATGGGTTTAATGGACTTGGCATCTGCACATATAGCACCAGAAGGAAAGAGTGCTACCCGAGCAGTTAATAATATAGAATTTTTTAAGTGTGTACAAATAGGAGATTTAGTCTCTTGTTATGGACACATTGTAAAGTTAGGGACAACATCTGCAACTGTACACATTGATGTATATGTAGGTAAAACTAGAGTAGCATGTGGAGATTTTGTAAATGTTGCCCTTGATGATGAGGGAAGGCCGAGGAAAATAAAATGAGAGTTGACATTGGTGAGCCGCAAAATGATGGCAGTTTTGACATTGATGTAGAAATACACCCATGGGATACATGGGCATTGGATCACACATTAGCATTAATAATTATTCCTGCTCTAGAACAATTGCGAGATAACTCGCAAAGTTATCCACAAGACTTTGAGGAATTTGAAGATTGGTCCGATGCAATTGATAAAATGATTATTGCTTTCGAGAATGTTGTCGGAGATACAGACAGTGATATAGACTATTGGACTGATGAGCGTTGGCAAGACACTAAAGACGGATTTGCATTGTTTGGAAAGCACTACACAGACTTATGGATGTAAAATGAGAAACACAGCAATTAAAGGAAAGTATATACCTAAAAACAAGTCTAAACTTGATAAGAAGGATGCAATATATAGATCGATGTGGGAACGGAGATTTATGATCTATTGTGATCGTTCAGAGAATATATTAAAATGGGATAGTGAGCCAATCCATATTCCATATGTATCACCAAAAGATGAGCGTACACACAATTACTATCCAGATTTTTATGTAAAGTACAAGGATATTGAAGGCAAGACTATTGAGAAAATTATTGAAATTAAACCTAAGTGGCAGACATCTTGGAGTGTAAACAGAGCCAAGTGGAGAGCCGCTAGATTATATTGTATAGATCATGGGTATGAGTTTCAAGTATTAACAGAAAGGGAATTGTTTTGAAGATAATCAGTAGAAAAACGTTTAGAAAAGTAGTAAACATTAGCGATAGACTAAACATCTGGTTTAAGAATACGTTTGGTTTGGATGCTAAACGCAAAGTATTAGAAGCAAAACAAGATTTAACTACTATGGATGAGTTGGATCGTACTATAGGAAAAGCAATAGGTGCATACCCTAATTTTGTTACTGATAAAAAACAATGGAAAGATACCATTGATAAATTTAAAGATCGAAAACCACAGTTGTCTGAAACATTAGAATACTTGAAGGACAAATAGCATTAAATGAACACATATCAAGAACGTATGGCGGCGGCGTATCGTAAGAGACGCAATAAAGCAATAGGCCGAAAAAAGA